AATGATATTTTAATTGAAGGAAATCCTATGATTGGTATGCCTTTCTTAAAATAGCAAAAGGTGTGGTTGAGAACCACACCCTTGCTAACCAATTAAAAAACCTATATTAAAATGAGAACACAAATATATTAATTTTTTGAATATTAAAATGGTGGATTATTTATTTGTTGAACATTTTGCAACGGCTCGGTCGCTGGTGTGTAATAAGTAACTTGGTCGAACGATGTCGAATTAAAAGTAATTTTATATCCCATTATTAAACCGTCCTCATCTATTCCATCTGCAGGCGCAATTCCCGAAAGCGTATATTGAAACCCGTAAGTATTAGCAACGTCATTCATTCCGCTGGTTAGCCATTCGCCTGCAGGAAGAACGCTAAAATGTTGGCGAATTAAATCGATAAAATTTAACAAGTTAGTAGAATACCCGGTATCGGTTTCATCAACATAAGCATCTGGTTCATAACTGTAACTATTAAAACTAAAAACCCAATCCATCCGGGTTAAACCACCGGGATATATAACGCTTTCAGGTGCGTCTGTTAAATCGAGCAAAATAAACGAAGGCTGATTTGTTATATTTTTCGTGCTTTTAAAATTTGTTTTTAAAATTACCGAAGCACCTGTTCCCGAAAGCAAAGCTGAACATTCACCGAGTACGGCATTTAATATTTCACCTATCATAGCAATGTTTTTTCTTTTTGTGAATTGAATTTTTTTCTTTTTTTGGCTTCGGTTAATACGTTAATCTCGGCACAAAGTATTTTTATTTTTTGCAATTTATCGGCTATTTCCTTATCGATTATTGCTTCGAGTTCAATATCCTTGTCATTCATCATTTAAAACGTTTTAAAGCAGTCTTGAATTGTTGGTTAATAGTTTTATCAATTTCCTTTTTAATCTTCGCATTCATGCCCTGCGCTGGTGTAGGCATGAATTGTCTTTTTGGCATTCCTTTTAATCCTTCATTGTGCCGCTTGGCATAATTTATCGGTACGATTTTATAAGCACCAACATAATCAGCCATCACACCAACTTTTACCCGCAAACCGGAAACAACATAATTTATAGAACGCTTTAACGATTGGCTTTGCAATAAAATAGGGTTAGATGATTTATACATGAAACCTTTATAGCCTCTTTTGCGTCCTGCTCGATTTAAAGCATCATAATGTCTATTTGTACTTTCAGCCCTTGCTTTCCATTTATTAACACCAGTTCCGGTATCATAGCCGCTAATAGCAAAATTTTCTTTTATCGCTTTTTTGGCTTTTATGCCTACCATTTTAGGAGTTTGCTGTTGAATTGTTTTAATATCCAAAGCAAAAATTCTCAAATCACCGAAAAGCTGGTTAAAATCCTTTGCCATTATTTAAATTATAATTCCATGCCGCCATCTATCCATGTCTTGGATTAAAAAAGCATCGGTAACAAAACCATTAACCGTTTGAACACAATAGCCGTCTTTTAAATAGTTTCTTTTCACCTTTTTTTGTGTTTTAGGGTCGTCCCATTGCGCCCATATTTCAGAAGCATTTTCTACTACTCCCGGTATCTGTTCAAACCCTGCGGTATGTCTTTGAATGCCATGAAAAGCTGTATTAGTGAATACAACTTTAGCATTTGTCCTTTTATTGTGAAAAACGACATTTCCATGCTTATCGGTTTCGTAGTCATCTCGCCATTTATTTAAAATGTTTACCATGTGGTGCATACCTTTTGCCGATAGCCGAGTTGCTGGGTTTACGTCATTTCCCGTTATGCCAAATAGTTTACCGTTAGCTTTATTGGCATCGGGCAAAGCCTCGAAATAGCTATGACCTTCGTTTGGAAACATTCCTTGCTGAGCCGGGTTATATCTGAACGCTGGGTCTATTTTATCCAAAGCGGATAAGGCTTGTTCAGGATTTTGTGGTGTTCTTTCGCCTAAATCATCTTCGGTTAAAGGCAACGTTCCGCATTGACAGTTCCAGCCGTTAGGCGGAAATAAGGCATCGCTTTCCGGGTCGCCAATTCGGTAAACGTTTCCAACCAATTCCAAATGTTCTTCACGTGGATGCTCGGCAGTTGTTTCAAGATATTGCCAATAAGGGTATTCGTCAGAGTTTTGGCTGAAATTTGTAAAATCTTCTATCGATGTCGCTTGCTGTTCAGCGGCATCAATTTCGGTCGTTAGCCAAGTGCTTTCAATTATATCGGTAGCTTGTTCGGCTTCTTTGATATATGCCTCTTTAGCGGCTTCTTTGTCAGATATTTTGCTGATAAATTCAGAAGCAAGATTTTTTAACAATTCGGCTTCAGCCAATGCTTTCCCGGCTGCAAATTGTGCAGCATTAAGATTATACATTTCATTGCCGAACTTGTTATTGGTAAATAATTCCCGGTAAGCTAAAAAGATAGGAAGGAAAAGCGTACGTTTATTTTTCTTTTCTTTTTTAGGGTCGTCTTCATCTTCGTCTGCCTCATCGAAAGCCCAATTAATTTGAGCCTTTGTAACGTGAGCCAGGATATGTTTAACGGGGTTGCGCTTTTTAGGATTCGGAGTGCCTTTTAAAACCGTTTTTTTTTTAAATCAGCCATTTGTAAGGCTGGAATATTTGCTGCTTTTTGTTCGGCTACGGGTGTTGGTGCTTCCTCGAAATCGTCAGGCGATAAACCGTTTTTGATAAAAAATTCTTTCGTCAATTTAAACCCGTTGCTTGTAATTGCGGTGGATATTGCAAGGACCTCATCAAATGTTAATGATTTTGCGGTATCGGTTACAAAAGTCCATCCTTCGGGTAAATTATTATAAAATTTGCTTATTTTATTTTTGAAATCGCCGTTTAAAATTGCCAGCACAAATGGCAAAAGCCCTTCGATGCGTTCATTGATAGTTGATTCTTCGACCTCACCTAATGCCCGGTTGCCACCTCGTGATGATGAGTTAGTTAAAGCACGACCGTAAATCATGGTTTCAATTTCAACTTTTGCATCGCTGTTAAATTCTTGATAAATTTTATGCGAATTAGCCGCTGCGCCAGTTTTTTCAAATTCAATCATCACCGATTTAACAACATTACCATGTTCGTCAATGGTATAAGGATAAACCTGAGCCTGCATTGGGTCGAGCATTGAAGCCATTACCATAGCATCGTTTTTATAATCGTTTATCGGAAGCCCGGTAGCCGGATTGATAGCGTTATCGTTTTCGGGATAACCAACCGTCATGACCGGGAATGCTAAACGTTTACCAGCGGCAACCCAGTTATTATTATTTAAATTTGTTTGAATAAATAGCCTTGTTATTGGTTGCATCCACCCTAAAAAAGATTCATAATTTGTTGAAGGCTGAACAAAAAGTAAATTATCGTTGTTTTCAAACAATTCGCCATCATAAAAGGCAAACGTGCTATTTTTTAGCATTCGGTTAATCGGGTCTACCTGCTGCTGAGGATATTTATAAACCGCTTCGCTAAATGGGTCAAAGTTTAAACCGCTGAAACCCCAAAAATAACTGAATAATATTTCCCTTCGTAAGGACAAATGCCAAGGCTTCATGCATAATTCAGCCGTTAATTCTTCAACTTCATTACCATCGCCATCGACAACTTTAAAAGGTATTTTATCTAACGCCATTCCAAGCCGATTAAACAATGATTGAATAAAAGGTGAACTTTCATATGCCCATGTTGTTAAAGTCGCATAGCTAACGGCATATCCCTCTCTAATCGCTTGGTCGCAAGCTGCCCGCCAACGAGTTAAATCCCATTCAACGTAATAATACGAAGGAAATACTTGCGATGTAGCGGTTAAACCGCCAGCCTTTGGAATTAAAAATGGATTTACAGTTGGCGACCCGGTAGCTGGTTTAGCGTTTTTTTGATTAACACCATAACCACCTGCACCTTTTGCTTTACCAGAGCCTATTCCGCCAATAGTATTACCGAATATTGTACCAGTGCCTAATTCGGTTTTATCATTTTTATTTATCTTTTTAGCCATTATCCGATTGTACTAAAGTCAGAAGGAACAAGGAACGAGCCTGCTCGGGTTACAATATTAGCATCATCAATCGGTAGGTTTTGTTGCCCTTCTCGAATTTCCAATAATGCTTTTTTTGCGTCAGCGATGTTATTAATTAACAATTCACTAATGCCAGCCATATTTCCTAAAATATTACGAACGGCTAAAATTGAAGTTATATAAACTAAAAAATCTGAACGTGGACTCGAAACGCTATTAAATTCCTGTTGAATTGCGTAACGATTATTCAGATTGCTGATAACCTCGCCATAAGCTAAATTAACACCGTTTTGCAAACTGGTTGGATTTACTTCGTATTGTTTAATTAATAATTGAGGCGAAGCCCATTGAATTAAATCATTCCCGGTAAGGTATCCAAATTGCATTGCGGAAAGCTGTTCGTTGGTTAATGTAGCCATAGTTGGAAATATTTTTGTAAAGTTAGATATTTTTTATAAACAAATTATTTTGTTATGGTGTTATTCTATTGGTACGATTTACCAATTTTACGCCGCCAGCTTTAGGAACTGCATTGCGCCTATTCAAATAGGCTTTATATTCTTCTGCTAAAACAGTTGTAATAAAATACCGCATACAATCGCTATAATGCCCGTATTTTTCATAACTCAACCCGGTTTCTTTATTTGTTATTCGTTTTTTTAATATTCCGCCTTCCGGGTTTTCAATTGTCATGTTATAATCTTCGATACTTACTCGGCATTTTGTATTAATAAATATTTTCCAGCCCTCGTAATTGCTTTCAAAAATTTCGTTTATAAAAGAACCTGATTGAGAAACGCTTGGTGCAGATTTTCCAACTCGTTTAACAAAATTAAACCCGGCTTCTTTAATTACCCCTATAAACTTATCAAAAAAACTTCTTCCTTCGTCATCGATTGTGTTTTTAGCGTTTGCGCTTGGGTCGCCATAAATAAAAACGGTATCATTATAACCAATTCTATCAAAATAATTTACGACTTGTAAAGCTGCTTTGGTAGCAGTATTGTTTGGATGAGAGCATGGAAGTTCATCCATTTGCAATAACGCTTTACTTGTCCCATCTATGCACCACAACTGGACAGATACATAAGGGTTCACGTTACTATCGACAACAACATGATAAGTAAATTTTTTTTGTTTTAATTGCGGTATAGTTTCAAAATCAATCGTGTGTTTAAACTCGTCAAAACATTTCCAAAATTCGCCACCCGGCTTTCTGTAACCCCATAATCCAAGCGTATAAGTCTGATACCAATAACTATTGTTTTTGCTTGTTTTATAACTTTCATATAAGGCTTTTCTTTGAGTAGAGCAGTAAGGATTATCCCGGTAAGTTCCATGAGTTGCCCGCACTTTTAAGATAAAAATATTTTCATCTACTGTTATTTTTTTGTTGTAAATAAAGTTGAGATGCGGTGTAACGCTAAAATATTCTTGCCATAGCCAAAAATCGGTATAATTCATTTCACATTCCGGGTTAAAACTAAACCAAGTTTTTACCTTACTGTTGTTGCTACGAAGCGACGTTTGAATTACTATTAAATCATTTGCTTCGATTTGATTACCTTCTTCTATCCAGCAAGTCGTTGGATTGTTAAAAGATTTAATTCGACCTACGTCATCAAGACCTCTACCGAAAAAACCTGCGCCAGTTGGTTTATAAATTATTTCAAGCCGGGACGAGTTAAACTCAAAATCCTGAGAAAAATCTGTATTTCCATTTAGCCGTTGCTGTTCTCCCCATTCTTCGATGATTGATTGAATATTGCTGTATTGGCTGTCCCTTACGTCTTTTAATACTTTACGGATTACTAAGCATTTGAAATGCTTGTTTGCCATACATTCCAAAATTAATTGCATCGCAATATGCCGGGATTTTCCGCTATCTCGACCGCCATATAAAAATTCAATATCAATATCGTTAGGCTCTAATAACTTGTAATATTTTTTTAAAAACGTGCTATTTTTGTGCAAATTTATTTCCATGTCGGAATTAATTAATATACTAATAAGAACCTCAAATAGACCTGAACAATTTAAACGTTGTTTACAATCGGTAGTGTCGCAAAATTACGACAATATACGAATTATCGTATCCGCTGACCGGGAAGTTAATTATATACCTGCAGGACTGGAACTGATAAAAGTATCAGCCGATAAATCTTTGCCCTATTTTTACGATTGCTATTGTAATGATTTAAAATCATTAGTAAACGAAGGCTGGTTTATGTTTTTAGACGATGATGATATTTTGGTTAAAAATGTATTAAGCCAAATTGAATTAAATCATAAAGCTATTATTCATCAATTACAAAGGCAATCAACTATTGTTCCTAAAGATTTAAATTTTAAAAGGGGATTGATAGGAATGCCATGTTTGATGCTTCATCACAGCTTAAAAAATTTAGCCGATATACCGGGAACTGGTTGCGGTGATTATGTTTGGGTAAGCGAAGTGATGAAAAGGCATCCAGTTGTGTTTCGGGAATTAATTACTGTTTATTCCTTTGGTCGTGGATTAGGTTTATAATTTTTTTGAATATTTCATATTATTTAATAAAGCGAAATTTAAGTTTGGTATCCGGTTGGTCAATTCCATTATGTTACTCCAAAGCATTTAAATGCCTATATCAACGAATTTTGCTTCAGATACAACGAGAGTAAAAATGTTGATGTGTTTTCTTTAACAATTCAAAAAGCTCTAAAAAACCAGTTAGAGCGGTCCATAAGTTAATTAACAGTGAATCATATAGTTATGGCAGAAAAGAAGCTGAAAGTATAGGGTAAAGGTCCAGTCAAGATTCGGCAATAAACACGATTTATTGCCGAATCTTGGAAGATGGTACAACGGTCCTCAATAAAGGCAAAATGATGAAAGCAATCGGTAGGCAATGGAAAGGTGTTAGTAGAACAGATAAACCAAATTTCATAACGTCTTTTTTATTTCTTTCCAAGCTATTTTGTCCTGCTCTATTATTTCTTGAAATTCCGGCAATTTTTTAACGCTTTGGCTTCCCGATTGGTAATGCTCACAAATTATTCGCGGGTGAATTATTGTTTTTATACCGTATTTTCTCAAAATGGTGTAAATCCATTCATCGCCAAACCATATTTTAATTGATTTTGGTATTGGGTAAACCATATGAGCACATTCTTTTGTCAAATGGATAAAAACGCCTGGAGTGCCTTTAAAAACTTCCTCGAATACTTTTAATTTACCGTCTGAAGGTATATAACAAGCATCGGTCGTTAATTCTTCAGACCATCCTGCCCACATTATCAAATCCGAATTCATTATTACCAGCTGTTCGTAATTGGATGCAAGAAAATAGCTTAAAATCTGATTCCAAGCTGGGTTTACGTAAACGTTTTTTGGGTTGCGAATTATAGAAATATTACCTTGATTGGATAATAAATTTAAAGCGTTTTTTACGTCCGGTTCTGAATTGTTATCGATGATTAAAACGTCAGATTCACGAATTACGCTTTTAACGCTTTTGATTAATATATTGCCGTTATATATAACGGGAATACCTACAAGTATTGATTTTTTATTTTCTTGCATTGTTCTTCATTTAACCATTTATCGATAGCGTGGTAGCCTAAACTTCCCAGCTTAAATTTTGTTTCAACTGAAAATCTATCAGCGGTTGCTTCGTCCGGTAATTTACAACCAAGCTGTCTTAATCCTTTAACAAAATAAATATCTTCGTTATCGCCATTCCATTGAAATCGGTTTATAACTTTTAACATTTCCCGGCTATTACGAATTGACAAACCGCCATTCATGAATCCGGGCATATGTTTAATATTTGCACCGATGAAATCATAATTTATAAATTCTTCGATACCGGGTTTCAATAACATACTATCGTGCTGAAAAATCAACACAATTTCAGGCATTTTGCGCCAAAAACGTTTTGAAGTTAAAAGCTGGTTATAACCAAAAATTGTTGAAGTGTCCTCGTTATTTACCCATAAAACGTTCCAGTCTTTGGGAAGAAATCGCTGGTGCGCTTCGATAACGGTTTCTAATCCGTCCCGGTTGTCAATTATTACTGCCGCTTTTTCCATTTGCGATTACTCTCATTACTTTGCGGTTTACGAAGTACATATTTGACTTTTTATCCGAAATTAAGATGCTCTCGGTGGTGGTAAATGCTATTAACTTAAATAAACGACTTTTGTCGCCATTTATGTACAAAATGTCGCCTTCTTTCATATCATAGTTTTATTATAGTTTGGGTGCGATTTTAGTAATTCAGGAAGGTTAGTTTTATCGTATGGTATCGCATCCCATAAATCATGACTTACTAAATGTAAACCTTTATTTATTTTTATTCCCGGTCGCCAATGGCGATATACGCTGTTAAGCCAATCGGGTCTTATTTCGCTTTTATGCCCATGTATTAGCAATTTATATTGCATAATTGCCATACTTTGAGCACACCCAAAATGATAAATTTTGCATTTCGCATCTTCATTACCTTTTTGATTTGAATCGTTGTGAAGATTAAAAAATCGAATAGGTCTAAATCCATCATAACACACCCAATCAAACGACCGCCAAAAATTAATATAGCCATCAATTCCAAACCGATAAGATTTGCTATTCATGCAGGTTTGAATCATTTGCCGTAAATCTTCGGTATCATAAACTTCATCGGCATCAAAAGCTAAAAGCCCGTCATAACCTTGTGTAAAATTTCCGATTTGCGCCCTATGATTTCCTTCATGGCAAGGATTTACCTCAACCCATTGACATTTGTTATATAAAGCCGCTATTGCTTTTAACTTTTCCCGGCTGTCAGGATTTTCTATGCTTGTTCCAAAGCCGTAGGAAGGTTTTTCGCTATAAAGCAATATTATCTTATCAACGCAAGGATAAATCGCTTGTATCGCTTCGGAAAGGTATTCAGAACCATAATGAAGCGGTGAGTATGCTAAAATTTTATACGTTGTCATGGTAAAGTGATATTATATTTTTTGCCATGTGTGCAAAAGTAAAATTTTGAATTGCTAAATCATAACCATCGGTTCCAATAACTGCGGCTGAAACAGAATGCTCAAGGAAAAAATTTATTTGCGATTTCAATTCATGAATATCATTCCAAACAATTAAATGACGACCGCTGGTAAAATCTTTATCAATTCCGTTATAATTATGGCTTAAAACCAAAAGACCACAACCAAGCATTCTAAACATTCGGTCGCTGGTATATCGTTCATAATTGTAATGGCTCAAATTTATGCCAATTTTTGCGCCTCGATAAACGTTTGCTTCGCCTTCTTGGTTTCCCATATAGTTGCCATCTTCCCGACCAGTACCAAAGCATTTAAAGCGGTCGCCATACGTTTTTTTTAATTCTTTAACTATATCGTTGCGATAACCAGATAATGGGAATTGGCTGGACATATTAGCCATGTAAACTATATCTGCAATGTTTACAGATTTTCCAATCGGGTTATATATTTCCGGGTCATATCCTATTTGCAAAAATTCACAGCGATATTTTAGCGTTTGCATCGTTATAACGTCCGGCATATTGCTAAAACAAGTCATGTGAACATACTTAGCATAAAAGAAAATATATTGCGGGATCCGGTTTCGTACATCGCCAGTCCAATTTAAAATCCATGCGCCATTTTTTTTCAAAGCGAATAGACTTTCAACCGATATGCCGAAATCTTGTATTTGAATAAAAACTAAATCGGGTTTATATTCTTCTGCGACTTTTTGAATTTCGG